GCTTTCTTTTTTTTTATAAATAGTTGTTGACTTATAGAAAACAATAAGATAATATTGAGTTAACAAAACAAACCGAGAGGGGAAATGAAAATGGAAATCGAAATCGTAAAGTTTAACTCAAAGGATGCAGAGCATGAGTTTCACATCGAGGGGGCAGTTGTTATAAACGAGTTTAGAACTTACAACGGATCAAGGGTTAAGCTATCTTATACGAAAAGAACACCTAGAAAAGTTTATGAAAACACAAAAGGAAAATATATAAAGCTAAACACGGGTGCTGCGTTTGGAAACAAAACTAAAAATCATTACATCGAAATCTTTAAGGATAACAAACCAAAGGAGGATGCTAATATGACTAACCAATACAAACCAATTGAGAAAGATTTTATTGACTTGTTACAGGCTGCGGAAGCGAATAAACCTTTAGAGATAGTTCAACATCGATTAGGGAAAATCGGGTTTGGAAGTACATGTTCTAAGTGTAACGGTTCAGGTCATTACTTGCATTTTGGGGTATGTTACGGTTGTAAAGGATTAGGTTCATTCAAAATTCGTTTAACTAAAAAGTTATTTGCGGAAGTACAAGAAGCAGTAAACGAGGGAGCTCTAAAGAGATACTTTCAAGCAGTTAGAGCACAACAGCTTGCAAAGAAAGTAGATGGGTACTTGTTCAACCTAATGAACAACAATAGCTTATCAGAAGACTATAGTAAGGCATATCAGGATAAAGACCAGGATACAATTGACAGACTACTTCCTATGAGAACAGAACAAATTGGTATATACGAGGACTTTAAAAAACGTTCTAAGGGGTTAGACGCAAAAGGTAAGTTGGAGTTGTTTGAAGAAATTAATACTAAACTTGAAGCTATTATTGGGGAGTACGAAGAACTTAAAAAAAGTTGTTGACGGTTGGTAAATAACATGGTAAATTAAGCCTATACAATATAAATAAGTTACAGGAGGAATATATAATGGGAACATTTGGAGATCGTATGAAAGGTTATGAAAATTCTTATAGGACTAAATTACCGAAAAGAATTCCTGTAGTTATCAGGATTGATGGTAAGGCGTTCCACACTTATACAAAAGGAATGGAAAGACCGTTCGATGCAGTATTAGCAGCAGCTATGTGGGGTACATGTCAATACCTAGCAGAGAACGTTATGGGATGCAAATTAGCTTATACACAGTCAGATGAAATCAGCTTATTACTTACAAACTACGATAAGCTTTCAACGCAGTCTTGGTTCGATAATAACCTACAGAAGATTGTATCGGTTGCAGCTTCAATGGCTACAGCAAAGTTCAATGAGATCATGAGAGGGGCGTACCCTGATAAAGAGTTAGCACTATTCGATGCTAGAGCTTGGGTACTTCCCCAGGATGAGGTTAATAACTACTTCCTATGGAGACAGCAGGACGCTTCTAAGAACAGCGTGGCGATGGTAGCACAGTCTATCTTCCCACACAAAGCTCTGCAAGGTCTGAATGGAAAGGCAATGCAAGATAAGCTGATGTTAGAGAAAGATATTAACTGGAACAACTTACCTACGTGGCAGAAACGAGGAGCTTGTATCATTAAAGAGTACTACGAACAGAACGGGGCACAAAGAACTCGTTGGTCAGTAGACTTCGAAACACCAATCTTCTCACAGAAGCCTGAGTATATCAACCAATACGTTTTTCTAAACAAGGAGAAGGGGAACGAATGAAGGCACAACATGTATTTCTAAAATGGGTTCCTACAGGTTGGAACACTCCCGAACCACTTAGGGGTGTTCCTCACTCCCAAAGGTTTGAATCGTTAGATGAGTTAAAGGTAACGATGAGCAAATTCCTGTATGGTGGTGAATGGGTTACAGATGCAGAAGGTAACCAAATAGACATTGATCTAAGAAGTATATGTGCAAAAGAAGCACGATGGGAGGAATAGTAATGAGAACTCAGGAAGAGCTAGAAGCAAAGTTAGAAGAATGCAAAATGAAACGAGATTTTTGGAAAAAACGAATGGAAAACGCAACCCAAAAGGAACGTTGGGAAGGGATGTTCGAACAGTACGAAAAGGATTTCCAAGCGTGGAATGAACGGGTAAAAACACTAAACTATGCACTAGGTTACAAAAAAATTATTTAAGGGGATGTTTTAATTGAAACTTGACTACGGTTCAGGGAGCCAACCGAAATCGGGCTTCCTATCATCTGATTTTATTGGTACACCCAACTACGATTTCTTCATAAAGGACTACATAGTGATCGATGCAGAAGACAATTCATGTGATGTGATTCATTGCAGAAACGTTATCCATCACATTCCTGAAAAGGATTTACCTATCTTATTCGCAGAGTTTAAACGACTACTAAAACCTGACGGGGAACTAATCATCTCAGAGCCACGAGAAGAGTTTCATAAGCAGAACCTGGTGTTAGATTTAATTTGGTATAGATGGGTAGTCAATAACAAGGACATTATGATACCATATAACTACGTTGACTATAAGCAGTATCTAACTGAGTTCGACATCTTATCAGTAGAAGATGAGTTCAAAAATGAAATCCTAGTGTGCAAAGCCAAGCAGCTAGTATTAGCTTAATAAAAACGAGGGGGAGTTATTATGAGAAGACCCGCAAGAGTTAAGTTTATCAGAAATAAAACATTCAAACCTCTATACGAAACAGGGTTAAGAAAAAACAAGAGATACGATACACTATGGGATGATCCGTTTTGTGATGAGATTTATAAAGAGAAAGGTGTAATCACTGTAATAGATGATGACGGACAGGGGCATGAAATCGAAAAAGGTGACTATGAAGTTAAAGAATGGGAGGTAAAAAATGAAAAAGCATATGACGAAGAGTTCTAAAACAGTTATTTTTACAGGTCGAGGTTATCTCAGGGATGTATGGGAAGAGTGGGATGAGGTTGAAAATTTTGATTTCACAGATAACCCGTTACAAGCCTATAACTTCCGAAATGATAAAGATGTACCAAAATACTTAGGTGTGTACGGTAGTAAGAAAATCGAAAATATCAAGGATGCTTGTAAGTATCTCAATGGTACTGTTTGCGAAGTAGACATAACAGTGATTACCGAAGTTGAAGTAAGGATGGTGCATTAATATGGAGGGGGTAACTAATCCGCAAGGGTTGCTTTACATTCTTATGTATGTGTTCGAACACTATATAGATGCTGATATCTCTGACGAGACCAGGGAGGATGTTGACAATGCGTATAATACGATCGTACGTATTGTCAACGATCATAAAGTTAAATCCGACCAGGTACGAGTGCTTAAGAAAAAACTAAGTAATAGTGTACCAATCGGAAAGCTACAAGAGATGTTAGCCTGGGAGAAGAAGTTCGAGGTACAGTCAAGCCACTACATGGGTTGGGATACCTTCGATGATGCAGGTTACGGTCAGGCAGTAGCCGCACGAGAATCACGTATTAAAATGTTAGAGAAGTTAATTGAACAGTTTGGAGGGAAGTAGATGTTAGCATTTGCGATATTTACCCTGCTGTATCTTGCAGCAGGGGTTTATATGACAAAGCAGTTAATGAAAGATGTGGACGAGCAGTTAACCTTGTACACAGAAAAGCGTTACAAAGAAATCGATGATGATAAATGGGAGTCTGTAAAGGATACTGCAAAGATGAAAGAACAGTTAGGAGAAAAAACATTTAATTATATAATGTTTCCTATCTTAACACTTGTCATGCCCGTAGTTACAGTGTATTATTTTATTAAGGAACTTCCTGAAAAAGCAAAAGACTACTGGACTAAAGGTAGATTCCAAAAGATTAAGAATGGTACGCAAGTCCGTATCCTTGAGAAAGGGAGATATGACGGTGAAGACCATTATCTTCAAGTCGGTGAAGTCGAAGGATTCTTGCCTGCCCACATGACACCTCACAAGCAAGATATCTATATGATCGGCTTTGAAGATGACGATATCGACACACGGTTTGCGTACGAGCCTGACAAGTTCAAGGTCGTATAAGAAAGAAGGGCTAGAATGGAGCACAAACTACCACCTAAGAAGTTAAACAAAAGAGCTTTAGAGTCTGTATACTGGCGGGCAATGGAACACACAGCAAAAGGTATAGGCGACCAACACGTATTAACCTTTATGAAATCCATTGAGGACTCAGTACACCAATTTTTAGATAAGCAGAAGGAGGTGGACAAGCAATGAGTCAAGAAAGAGTCCTCGAAGATATGCAGCTAGAATGGTACTTACTTCGTAACGGTTTCTATGTGGACAAGTTATCACCACGGTTCTACGGTGAGGAGACATGTGTAAGTGAAATTAAAAACTTACACGCTCCTTGCTTAAGGTTAGACACTGACGATCCTCGACACGGGGATCATACGCTTCGTATCTTTGTAACTGACACAGAGATATACGCAGAAGTGCAAAACGATTACAGAAGCTTTGAGCGATCGTACTACATACCTGCACCACAAGGAGTAAACGTAATTAACATAGTAGATTACATAAACATTATTATAAGAGAGTAGGGGTAATATGAACCACGTTACAATAGGAGTGTATGCGAATGGGAGCTACGTTATCAACGTGGTTCATCCCGCTCACTTGGACTATCATATCGAGTATAATAAGGTTATGCGTTTTGGACGAGCTTTATTCGTAGATGGTAAATGTGTTCACCAGGGATACCTACCTGCTTATAAAGTAGCAGAGTGGGAGAACAAGATTAAAACTATGAAAGTAGATACGTCAAAGCCTTCAATTGAATATCACTAGGAGGAAACATCATGTGGATTCCATTTAGACGTAAGCACTGTAAGCAATGCGGAGAGACCCTTAAAATGTTTCATAACGTAGAATTTTGTGATCTAGCTTGCTGCGTGATGTACAGAGCAATTGAGAAGCAGCAGAAAGAGAGGAAGGCAGTAGATGAATCATCTAAGTAGAGAAGAACTGATTAACATTTCAGGTAGTGACCTAGCTTACCACCGTAAAGGTGTGTTGCTTGTAGATAATAAACCTCACTACATTGTGGAGCTTGTTAAGGAGCCACACACAGCTCTATATGCGGCAGTATATGGTGTCCATCCAGGAACAGATAGTTACCCTAAGAAACGTGCTATGCAAAAGGAAGGGCTCGTAGGACGCTTCAATGGTACAACTAGATTAGCACAGATAGCAAATGCCTTATTCCCTGCTAAGAAGGTTATAGGGTGGGACGAAGAGCCGCCAATATTTGTAGCCCCAATCGTCTCAGGTCAGATTTCAACCTTTACAAAAAAAGTAGAGGATGGATTCTTTGAAAGAGAACCTGACCGTTTAACTACTGAAGGTGGACAAAGAAAGATTATTCGAGGAAAGAATACAGGCGTATTCGTTGGTCTATCTTCCATTGAGTGGGAAGAGAAGACTAGCATTCCGTTAGACTCACTGGTCAAAGCACTAATCAACCACAATCAGAACGATGGGTTCTTTGATCTAACTGGTAACAACAATAGCAAGAATAACCCACTAGGTACCTATTACAAGGAGGGCAAGTAAATGCCTTACATTATACAAGACGATTACTGTCCACATTGTAAAAGTGTACAAAGAATTAAGTTCGGTTTTAAAATTACTTGCTTAAATTGTATGACAAGAATCGAAGTCGAGGAGGAAGAAGAAAATGAAAGCGATTTTGAATAATATCGATTTTGAAAACAATAAGGTTATGGCAGTGTATATCATCCCATTTTTGATTCTAATAGATACTGGGTGTACTATATGGGGGTTAATATTCCAAGACTGGTTGAATACAGCGGTATTTGCGTTTAGTACTGCATATATAATCTGTTGCCTTATTATGCAAGTACAATTTAAAGTACATAAAAATTTTGCTACGTTCTTGTATGTGTATGGTTTTGGAATAGCAATTTACGCAGCTCATAGTTTATGGGTACAAGATTGGTGGAACGGTATTATCTACGGAACCATAGTAGTAATGAACACAATTGTGTTATATATACGTATTAACGAAAACAAAGAAGAACTTGGGGAGGAAAAAGAACATGAAGAAACTATGGAGTAACCTCGATTTCAAAACTGATCCAATAACTGCAAGATTCCTTGCACCTGCACTATCAATAGCGATCATTATAAGCTCAACTTATGCAATAGTGACAAAAGGGTTTTTAGTATCTGCACCTTCTGTATTTGTCGGTATATACATAATCTGCACCTATATATCACATATACAAATCAAACTGTCTAAAAAGTATTCAATATTCTTACTCGTGTACGGTATAGCTGTAGGGTTCCTCGCTGCATACGATATTTGGCATCATGAATGGTTTAGAGGATTTACAAGTGCATTCCTAGTTATCTCTAGTTTAGCGGTATTAAAAATGTTATACGTAACAAAAGGAGAGACAATCGAGGAGGAGAAATAGCATGTTCGTACGTAAATCAAAATATGAAGCATTGAAAGCTGATATGAGGTTGGCTGAAAGTGAAAGACGTTACCGCAACATGGAAGGGCGATTCCATGCAGTAGAGATAGAGAACCTAAAAAATGAAATCGAGGGATTAAACGCAGTGATCGCTGACCAACTTGCTCAGATTGCGGAGCTCCAAACAAAAGAACTTAAGATTGTCAACGAACAATCAAAGAAGTTCATCGAAGTAGAACACGCTAGTATCAAGGCAATGAACGCAGCTATCCCTAAGTTACGTAAGCAGGGTTGGTCAGATAAGTTAAAGGTTAAGATTCAAGGTGACAAAGTGTTTACAGTGCATGAACGTGAAGTAAAGGAGAATAAGTAGTATGAATATTCTCACTAACAAGAAGCAAGAGATTATCCGAGTATTACATAACGATGCAGCACATATGAGAGACAACATTAGTATGCTTAGGAAGGATGGTTGGTCAGGTAACACTCGTGTAGGTTTCTCAGGAAACTCTATCTGTAGAGAGACTGTGACTGATGATGACGGAGCATGGATTTCAGAAATGTATCCTGACGTTACAATCTTCCTACCTGAGAAAGGTAGCTACATACATAACGAGCCTTACGTTTACGTAACAGAACATGTGAGAGATATTGAGGAGGGAGAATAGTGGGGTAGGTGTATTGTGGGCTTTTCAAATAGCTGCTACAGTCGGTTTAGCTGTAGGAATTGTGTTAAATTTAATAACAGGCGTTGAAGAGGTTAAGCCACACCACTTTATATCTTTAGCAATCGGTGTTGTGTTTATGGTAAAATTTAATCCTTTGTTTAGTGAACTAGTAGCAAAGTATAAGGAGCGTAAGTAATGGCTACCGTCTTTTATAACTATAAATGTGAAACGGGTTGTGGGCATACTACTTTAGTAGACAAGCCTTATAAAACAAAAAGAATATTCTGCGGGGTATGTGGATATAAGATCACAATGGTTTATAAAGGTATTAGTAAAGTTACAGCCCCAAGAATGGAAAGTAAGCTATCAATTAATAACAAGGAGGAAAAATAATGACTAAATTTGGTGTATTTTTAAATAGTAAGTGTATGATAGGTGGTTTTGAAGACATCTCCGATGCTTATAAAGAAGCCGAGTACTACACATGTGAAACAGGCGTACCTCATGAAGTACGTTATGACATTCCTAACGGGCAGGTTAGTGATGGATACCATACATTCGATGAGTTATATGAGCATCGCATGTTTCTGTTTTCTGTGATCTGTAAAGCACATAAAGCGGCTGCTTGGAAGTCCTGGAAGCATCATGACGGAACGATGTACGATGACTACTTTATTGTAGGGATTACAACTCCTGAAGGAGACTATTCGTATCATTACCATAAAGACCACTGGGACAAGTTCGATGTAACAGAGTTAGACTTTGCGCCTAAGTGGGACGGGCACAAACCTGAAGACATCACACGACTACTAAGCCTATAAGGAAGAGGAGAATGCTGTAACAGGCATTCTCTTTTAGTTAGAAGGGAGTATACATATGAGCAAGAGATTCTATGAAGAAGATATAAAGGAGTTAATCCTAAATAAGCGACATATATTCGTATCGGATGCAGACCAGTCTACGGTAGTATTTGAAAAAGCAATCACTGTAGGCTCTACGATCGCAGATTGCCTGATATTTTCACAAGAGCAGGGGATTATAGGTATAGAAATTAAAACGGAACGAGACAGCACGAGAAGGCTTAATAAACAGCTCAAAAGTTACAGTCAGGTTTGTGACATCGTGTATGTAATGTGCCACGATAATCATGTTGAGAAGGTAGAAGAGATATTGTCCAAAAATAATTGGAATCATGTTGGGATTCTTGCATATACTGAGTTTAGAGGTGAAGCGATACTGGGTTTATACAAAGCACCTACACGGTCACCCTATAAACAAGTACACGTAGCATATCAGATGTTATGGAAGGAAGAAATCAGCAATATCTTAGGGAGCTTCAAACGCCAAATGAAGACGCTAGAAGAGTTTGGGATCAGTGTAAACATGACGGAGAGTAGGTCGGGTGGACTAAACGGTTTGTATGTTCAGTCTAACGCTTCAAAAAAATATTTAAAAAAATCTCAGATGATAGGTATGATAATTTCTCGTTTGGGAGAAGCTGAAGCTAATAAACTACTCTGTAACATCTTTATTAGCGGAAAGATGCACCCTGAGAAGCAATTAAAGTTCTACCACTTCAGAAAGAAAAGCTAAAATGTGGAAATAGACTTTCCTACTGAGGTATGCTATCCTGAGGATAGAGATAGTAACAAAAGGTTCTATCCTCAAATAGACCTCAGAGGGTTGGAGTAGAAAAAGGAGACAATCACAAGGAGGAATTTGAAATGACAGTTAAATCATTAAGTTTAGTAAAGTATGCAGGAGAATATTGGTTCACATTAGCGGACTACACTTTAACTCGTAGCACAGAGGGTTATTCGGATAGTGCTTCGGTTAAATCGGCAGTTAGAACATTCACAGTTAAGACTGACGGTACTAAGTACATCGCATTCAGAGGGGAAGCGCAGTTAAAGAATATTATCCAGGAGAACAAAGATAACCCACTATTCCAGGCTGAGGACTTCCAGGGAACACGATCTGCAATTATATCTTGGAGCATGTTAGATGCTTTAAACAAACGATTCAAAGAGAATAAGGAATATAAGAAAGAGTTCGCTAAATTCATGGATGCAGCTAGTGAGTACATCTTACAACAACAAGTTACGGTTAACCATACACCTGATACAGAAGTTAATATCGTAGAGAACCGTTCTAGCTTACTACGTCAGTTAAGAAATGAGCTTAACCGTTTAGATAGAGATATTGAAGTGAGACAGACAAATAGAGAGAAGATACTTCAAGCTATCAATGCTGTAGAAGGGTTAACTCTTGAGAGTATTTAAAGCAAAAATTAATCATATAATGAATATTGTTGACTTTAGGGTTGCATCTTCGGGTGTAACCCTTTATTATATTAGTTAGAGAGGTGATACAGTGCATAAGAAACCTAATTCGGTGCAGCGTAGTATTTCTCGGGGTGTCGGGGCTAGAGGTGATGGAACAAAGAACATTAACTCTAACGGAGCAGATGCCTTTAAGAAATCCAAACAGAGTACCAAGGGTCACTACAGAATAGCGTTCAGTCATGTGTACGAGAAGATGACTGAGAAGGATGTAGAGCTAAGACATACATACATGAAAGACCTTCTAGCGGATTACATAGGAGTCCCTGTAGATATGCTCATTCTCAAGCCTAAAAAGTCACCAGTTCCGACTCTAACCAGTCGAGATGAGGTGTTCTATGTTAAGGTAGGGAAAGACATCTACGGAAAGTGCTCTATTCGCACACAGCGCCTTTGGAAGAACAACCTGCTTGTATTTGTATTCCAAGAGAAGAAAGCCGCTCTAAAGCCGCCTAAGAAGTCTTATAGTAGAAGTGGTAGTTTCAAGAAGAAAACTACAAGTCAAGTTAGTCAAACGAAACGTCAATCTTATCATTCACGTAAAGGAGGAAAAAGTTAATGGAACACGAAGACCGATTGCAAATAGCAGCTCAGAATCTAGATAGAGCTGTAAACGACTGGATAGTTGAGCATGGAAGTGAACAACTTTATAAAATGATTACAGAGCATGGTGGTGATCCCGAGACTATGGAAGTTATCTCATGGGATACTGAAACCAATCTAGGTGACGGTGTATCAATAGTAGTACAAAAGTTTACAGTTAAAAGGGAGGAAAAATAATGGAATACGTAGCAGCAAAACGAAAACACGGGTCATTAGGAATGTTAAAGGAACTATTAGGGGACAGTACTAAAAAGGTACACGGTGTATTCTATACGAATGACCATTTCAGTGACAGATACCTAAGCCGCTCTCATGTACTATCCGATGAGGTAAACATTGAAGAAGGTACATTGAAAATGACGATCGCTACACGAGTAGAAAGCCCAGGTATCTTCGAACTAGAAAATACATTGGACGAGTTCATTAAGTACGAAGCAGGGGATATCCCAGGGTTTGCCGAGGAAGGGCAACAGAATACATTACCAGTTGCGGAACCAATCTCAGCTACCAAGTCATTACATACTGTAGACCTGGTTCTAGTGATGAAAGAACCAAAGATTACATACATTCAGTTTGATATTGCAGGTGTGCCTTTTACCCTGGTTACAATTGATTATGAGTTAAGTCAGTTTGCTGATAAGTTTACCCAACAGGTTAAGTTACTATTCGGACAAGCGGATAAGATTAACTTCTTCTCACATTTCCACGGTAAACAGTTCACTAGTGGAGACAGACGTTCAATTCTGAAGTTAGTCCTGGATGAGAATATTACAGGTAAAGCTATTTTAGCTGTAGAGTTTGACAGTCCAGTAGCAGCTACTCAAATTTACCCAATGCTTTCTATGATCTCAGCTTATACGAACGATAACGGAGATGCGGTATTCACTTCAGTAGGCGGATACATCCGAGTTAAGCAAGAAGTTGTAGCACGAGGAACGTTACGAATGGCTAATCATTTAAAAGAAGGTCAGTTCCGACTAGATATTATGAGTGAAAATGGAAACGTAAAAATTATTATGGAACCGTAAGCTAGGGGATAATCCTCTAGCTTTTTCTTATATTTAAAGATTTTTTGCTGTATACAAATTAACAAAAAACGCACTACTTAGTGTAAAAGTTCCTGGTACTCTGTACTGGATTATAGGTACCAATCGTAAACGATACGATTCTATTCAACATATTCTCACTTCTTAAACGTTAAAAAAGCACTGTATTTAGTGGAGTTTTTGAACTATTTACGAATAATTTAAAATATACCGAATGATTTACTATATTATACGTAGAACGCTGATACACAGGCTTTTATGAGGGAGTTTCCCTTATTTAAGAAGTGACTATATTTGAAAGGGTTGGTATTTAAAATGGCTGATAAAAAGAAAATGAGTTCTAGCAGTGTGCTAGTTCAATTGTACAAGAACCGTAAGTTATGCACGAAAGTAGATAACATGCTCGATGAGGGACAAACATACGATTACATTATCGATTTCTGTAAGGAGAACGGACTAAGCATTTCTAAAGCTTCCCTTACTAACTATAAGAAGAAACGTGAAGAAGCAATCGATAAAGGCGCACCATTGCTACAGTTACTTGATAAACGAGCAAAGGATAACGTTACATACATTTCTAATAAACAAGTGGACATGTTCAGACAGCAAAAGGACGAAGAAGACGCAGAGATTGCACACGCAGCTTCAGTTACAGACATGACGAAGATTGATAAAGTGTTCCATGATTTAGAGTTCCTGGACATGGTAATTGAAAAAGGGATGAAAGGGCTAAAAGCATTCGAAGTTGTAGATACACCTTTAGCTATGAAAGCTATCGAACTTAGAGCGAAGATTACAAATAACCAGTTAGGCGGTTTATCAATCGCAGGACTACGTGAGCTTAAGTTACGACAACAAGCTCGTGAGTCTGCTATGATGGAAATAATCATGAAATATGTTCCTGAAGACAAACACGATGTACTATTCAGTGATATGGAAGAATCAGAACGTCTCTTCTATGAAAACCTTGATCTAACGGATGAGGAAAAACGTATCACTACCGCATTAAAAACTTCAGGAATTGATTTCTAATAAAGGAGAGGAAACCACATGGCAGATTCAATTGATATCACGCAGTATGATAAGCTTCCTTTTAAGGTGTATAACACGCTTGCAGAGAAGCTACAGGCTCTTTTGAATGGTGAAGTACTATTTATTAAAGGTTTCGAACGTAAGGACAAGCTGAACGTGCTTATACGCTTAGTAGATAAGAAGTACACAGTTTCCCAGGTATCTTATGATGTAGTCGAAACGAAATCAGACGAACGATACTGGATGACTTTTAATGTAGGTTTAAATGACCTATCCTTATTTACAGTATTCAAGTTTGAGGAAGACATTTTCATGCAAGTTAATAAATACAAAATTAATGATAAAGTATCGTATATAAGTAGGGACGGTACAAAAGACGCAGCGATCATAACAGAAGTGTATCAATCTAAAGCAGACCCGAATCAGTTCGCATACGGGCTCTCACGAGAACCTGGTACCTTCTATGCTGAAGAAGAATTAAGTTCATTAAACTATGAGTAAATGCAGGGATAATTCCTTGCATTTTTTTATGCATAAATTGTTGACATTTGGACAACCTCTATGCTATTCTTTGGTTACAGAAGTTGTTACAGACTTCAAAAACGAGAGGGGAAATTAAAATGAATAACAAGAACGCAAGTATGGAAGATATTTTTAAACCTATTGTAGAAACAAGAACTACGGATGAGTTAGTTGCAGCAGAATACGAGAACGGAACAAAGCAGCAAGATATCTTAGATAATCACGATATTTCTACATCGCAGCTATATGATATTCTTAACCGTAAAGGCATTCCACTACGTAATCGTGCTCGTAGTTCTAAGACAAACGATCGTTTACTTACAATGTCTACAACTGAGAAGGACGAATTTGCTGAAGACTACAAAGCAGATATGGGTCTTGCACGACTTTATAAAAAGTATGATCTAAATAAACATGGTGTGTACAAGCTAGTAGCGCAGTTAGGTCTACCTAGACGACATAAACCTGGTATTAAACGAAGCAGCAAGAAGCTTACTAAGGAACAACAAATGAAACTTGAGTTGACACCTGAAAGTAAGATTACAACTTCCTATAAAATTGAAGACGGTGTAGCCCATGTATATATGGTTATTAACTCACCCACACCTATTGATAGCATTCAAGTACATATCGAAGTACCGAAGGGAGAGAATTAATATGCCGAGCGCACTAACTGGGGATATTTACGATAACGAAAATAATTCAGCAAAGGACTATATTATCCGTTGCTCAAAAACATTCGGAGCGTTATTGCATATGAGGGACTTCGACTTAGATGCTCCTCCTAAGCTATTTCCGCTAGACTTAACTTCTCATGACAAAGACATTGCGGAAGCGAAAACGAAAATCGACTACTATACAAATATGTCAGTAGAAGAAGTGGAACAGCAGATTGAACAAGACTACCTATATAAGCAACAGTGCAAAATGGTATACGACCAGGGCGATACAGAAATTCTTACACGTTACGAGAAGGTACTGGAACAGGTAAAAGCCTGGGAAGTTCCTGAATCTCTTGATAACCTTAAAGAATACGCTACAAACCATTTAGTAGACCAAATCAACCATTTATTAGGAGGGATTAATCGTAGAAATGAGCGTGAAGCAGAAGAAGTTCCTGGTCAAATGATTCATCACGAAGTATGGAGAAGTGAACGTATTGAGTGGGCTGAAGAGGATTTAAAACGTGCAGAAGAGCATAAGGAACGTGCTAGAAAAGCAATTGAAGAGAAGAACGCTTGGATTACTGATTTACTTACTTCGTTGGAGAGTGTAAAATGATACGAGTTGCCATTCAGTTCTTAGAAAAAGGGGAACTTCAGGAAATTAAGAAGACGCTCCCTTGGGTACCAAACCCAGGGCACAAGTTAAAGACAAAGGATAAAACATACAAAGTATTAGATGTAACTCATAATATTGAGACGCATATAGTTACGATAGAAGCAGAGGAGGTGAACTGATGCGTAAAGCAGACCCTGCTAAAATTGCGTTTGTATTGGACTTCTTACATAGAGGTGGCGAACTGGAAGTAAACGGTGCTATCTATGTATGGCTTGATAACCTGAAGGTTCGTGAAACAGAAACTCATGAATTTTTCATAGATGGATTAGCTCGTAAACTTACAAGCACTGATCTATCGACTGGGGAGCAATCACCGTATTACATGGGCTGTTCGGATATGACACTGAATTACTTCTTCAAATTAGTGGACGAGCTACCTATGAGGGTTTACAGCCCTATGTTGCTCAAGTTAAAGGAAATGAGGGACAAAGATGAACAATAAAAGAAAGTTCATAAAGGAACTAGCAGGTTGGGGCATATATTTTATGTTAAACGTCTTAATGGCAATTATACCTACTATCTTAATGCATATGGTGTTTGCGTTAATGCTTGAGTATGACTTATCCATTCGTGTAACGTACTGGGTATGCTTTATTCTCATGCTACCGATGACATACATTTACTTCACAGATGAAAAGGAGGACACAAACAATGCGAAGAAAGAAATCTAGTGGAACACTAGGAGCGATCATAGCTATAACATTTTTCATTTGCTTCCTAGTAGTATCCGCTGCAATTGGTTCAGTTATACCCGCAGGTCTTGCTTGGATTGTAATGCACTTCGTTTTCGGTGCAAGTGTTACCTACGCAGGAGTATATTGGTTCATCTTCATTCCGATCCTTATGTTAATCCTGTTAGGTTCATTCTTTAATTCACGAGTATAATCCTGGCACAATGGAGCATGTTATAGGTACAAACAGTCTGTAACATGCTCTCTAACATTTAATAAAAGTTTTTTCGAAAAAGGTGTTGACCTTTGGAAAACAACATGGTAAGATGAAGACAAGTTAAAAAAACAAACAAATCGAAGGGAGCCGATCACAATGGCTAAAAGAGAACGTAAAGAAGTAGGCGCAATGGAGCAAGCTGCAAGAAAGTTAGATATCGCACACCAACAACTATTCGGAACTGAGGAGGAAACAAAAATGACTAAGGTAGTAAAATTCGTTCATGTAGAAAGTAAAGAGGAAGCAGTAGTATCAGTGGATAATCAAGGTCTTGTATCAGTAACTCGTGGAACACAAACAACTAACATGGGTAACGCTTACGATTATGACCGAGTAAAAGCAAGCTTTGTGAACTACGGTTGGGAAGAAGCGAAAGTTACAGCAGTTAAAGAAGAAGGCTTACGTGTAGTATCAACAGGATACGATACTTTAACAGGAACAGTACTTACAGGCAACATGGAAATCCCTACAAAGTTTGAAGAGGTAGTTGCTGAGGAAGAAGAAGTATCAGATATCTCTCCTAAGGCACAAAAAGATGTAGACGAATACCTTAAGTTACATGCAGAAAAAGCAAAACTTGAAGCTAAATTGAAAAAGTTAAAACCAAGCATCACAGAATACATGAATAACAATAACATTACTGAAATCAAAGGTACAGAAGGTAAACGTGTAACGTTCCAGGATGCAACTGCTTCGAACTCAACTTCACTTTACACTGACTACTTAGTTAACGATGTTATCTTAGCTCTAGGTGAGCACAAAGACCTTATTAAACAAGCTACAGAGGTTCGTGTTAACGGTAAGAAACTTGAAGGTGTACTTGCTTCGGCTAAACTTGACACTGATGTAGTGAAAGCTGTTAAGGCTACTAAAATTGCTAACCCAGGTACTCCGAAATTCGTAGTAAAAGCTAACTAACACAGGAGGTAACAACAATGGCAGAAGGTTATATTTCTTTATGGATGTTGGAAGGGGAATTACACGACTACTTAAAAGGAAACGCTGCATGTGCTTTTCAAAAGAAAGATGAGTACCATATCGTAAATGTGTTTATTCCTTTAAGTCACATCAAGTCATCGGAAACACACGAAAATAACGATGGTTCTACAGATGCAGAGTTTTGGATTCAAAAACCAGTAGTAATAGAAGCTAAATAACATTAGGGGCTTAACCGCCCCTTAAACTTTGAACCTAAAGTCAACAAGGGGGCGGTAATATGCGTGACGAAGATTTAATGTCAGAAGCCGAATATATGTACATGAACGAAGATCATACTATCGATGAAACTGAAGAAGAGTTAGCATATGCTAAGATTAACGAACTTATAACTGAGTTAGCTATTGTGGGAAGACGTATGAAAGGAACAAACAAGGTCGTACTCGATATACTAGACACAGATACACTTAAGTTTATAGCCTGGGGCGCTTATGCTCAAGGAGACTACAATGAAAAGTACGAACATACAGTAGTTGATATATTCCAAGGTAATGCTCGTTACTTAGATAGACGAAAGAAGCGTCTAACATTAATGGGGTTTATCAGACCATTCGTAGATAGACGTGTAAATGAAATATTTAAATAGGAGTGATCGTATGGGGCTGATTATGACACCTTACCGAGATAAGAACAATAAGCTTATTGCTTTAGATGATAAGGTTGAAATAGAAGATCGTACGTACTATGTAGAAATTAACCCTTTCAGCGGGGTAATCGTTGTAGATGGTGACACAGGGCAAGAAGCTTTACGTAACGTACACAAGCAAGTAAAAATCGTTCAAAGAGGAGATGTCAAATATGAAGACAACAATTGAGGAAAGAAAGCAGTATGCGAAGGATTTAAAGAACGTAATTTGGGAGTTAGGTAAATCATTCCACATGAAGAATAAAGTGTCACCAAACCGTTTATATGCAGGGAAAAATGTAGTTGCACTTATGCAGTACTTCGATGAGTCAGGGAAAGTGATCGAGGGCGTGAAAGCAGACACAGTATTCGGTTGGAAAATAGTCGAAGTAGCTGAACCTGATTACTTAGCAGTAGGCTTAGTGACAGAACAGAACTAAATAACCAGGCGTTGTACCTAACGCCTATTTTTTTTTACCCTTTTAGTCATAATTTTCGATGAATTGCATATATTCTATATCTTTTAAAAAAAGAACAAAAATATTATAGACAAAGTTACAGACTTTTGATACACTGTATTTAACAAGAAAAACACAGTGGAGATGAGGACATGTACAATTCGAAACATGATATACTGTCTGATGCGGAAACAAACGAGCTACTTCTACAAGCACAACAGGGGAACGAAATAGCAACGGAAAAGCTTGTAGAATCGCATGTACGCCTGGTAACTTTTACAGCTAGAAGATACTTTCATCCAGGATACGAAACAGACGATTTCATTCAGCTAGGTATGGTTGGTTTACTAAAAGCGATCAGAGATTACAGTTTTGAAAAGAAAGTAAAGTTTTCTACTTATGTAGTAACAAAGGTAAGCGGGGAAATACAAACCTGGCTAAGAGATCATAGCCACGTAATACGAATACCTAGAGATGTCAGTATAACAATGAGGAAAATACATTCACAAGACCTCCTATACAGCACCGTAGAAGAAATAGCCGCCAAGTTAGATATGGACGACATAGAGTGTATTAAAGAAGCTTTGAATCTTATTGCTAACCCATTAATGTACATAGACATAGATGTTGTTGAAGAAGAGAACACGCAAAAGAAAATGAAGATAATAGATGTTCTTGCAGGAGACGCTAACAGCGAATGGTTATCCGATATGTCATTTGATAGCATCATAAGCTGTCTAGATGAACGAGAACGAACTATCATGGATTTAAAATACCGACACGGGTTGGTAAGTAGAGAAATCGCACCGATTTTTGGGATTACGGGCGTACAAATATCACGCCTGGTACGTAAGTCATTAGTAACATTAAGGGAGCAGTTCGAAAAAGAGAAAATAGTACACTCATAAAAATGTCGAGGAGGAGAAACGATGGGACGTAAAGGTGTAGGTAGAATTAAGAAGGCAAAGGCTTTTAAGTTAACGCAAGAGGAAATCAAGGTATTGATTGCAGCAGCACAGGACGGGTCAGAAGAAGCTGAGGAAAAGTTAATCTTTGGTAACGAACGTTTGGTTTGGAAAGTAGCTACTAAGTATAAAAACAAAGTGGAGTACCCACAGGAAGACATTTACCAAATTGGGGTAATTGGTCTTATGAAAGCTATACGAAGATTCGACCTGGGTTATGAGGTGAATTTCTCAACGTATGCAATTCCTATGATCCAAGGGGAAATTACACGCTTCTTACGTGACGACTACATAGTAAAGATTTCTCGAATCACAAGAGATATGGCTTTCCGAATCCTGAGATATGAGTTAGAAAACGAGAAGCCTGAAGTGATCGTTGAAAAATTAGAGCTTGTAACTGAAGAGCTTCCATATGAACGTGCGTTAAAACGAGTAAGGGAATCAATCGATTTCATTTACAACCATTCTATTAAGAGCACAGATGATGTATTTTTCAACGGTGGTGGCGGAAACGAAGACATCACATTCGGAGAAGTCATTTCAGGGGACGTTAACGGTGACTGGGGCGCTTTAATTGAGCTTAAGGATGCTTTCCATGTCCTGGACGAGAGAGAAATGTCTATCATCCGTATGCGCTACTATCACGATCTAACACAATCCGAAGTGGCAAAGAAAATCGGACTGTCTCAGGTACAAGTATCTCGATTAGAGAAACGTATTTTAGCAACATTAAAAGATGAGTTAACTAAGGAGGACGATACAATGGCACGACCAGGGGATAGAAAAAGAGCGGTAAAGTTATTAAGTGATACAGATATGGAACTAAAGGATATTCATGAGGTGACACTAGTACCTATGGATAGACTAGAGGTACTTGAAAAAAAGTTCCGTGCTACTGAGAAGGAGGTGGACAAGCCTGTAGCTCCTACCAAATCAGTAGCGAATCCGAAGCCTATGGAAAAACCAATTAAAGAGGAGAAGGTGATCGAAGTGGCTGAGAAAAAGAAAACTCCGCAAAGAATTACAAAGGAACAAAGAGCACAAGTGATTGAATTATTGAAAAAAGGTGTATATACTGTTCCTGAAATTGAAGAAAAAACAGGCGTACCTTATGCAAACGTTTGGTACTATGCGAATAAGCTTCGTATCGACATTGTTAAAACAACAGCAGGTATGGAAATACTAGCGGGTATGGATAAAGCTAAAAAGGAACGTCAGGCAGCTAATGCAATGGTACAAGGCGGTAATGTAGGAATCCAAGGGAAAATTACACCTGACTTGGTAGCTCGTGTTGCCAATGCAGAGCAGAAGATTACGGATTCGGCTATTGTATCGACTGCGGTTCCTGGGGGAGCCCAAATGCAGTATACGCCTGATATCGTAACAAGTACTAAAAAAGAAGAACCATATGTTAAACCATTAACTTTAGGCACTGGGATTTCACCTTTGCGTATTAATGCTTCAAAAGAAGATGTAGTTAAACTAACTGAAGAGTTTAACCATCTCCGAGAATCCTATATGGGGGCAAGAATAATTGAAACACCGCCTGCCGAGTCTTCATTTAGTATGAGCGTAGACCTTACAGCGAACGGGAACGCTTTACCTAAGTCTGAAGTTATTGGAAAATTGGAACAATTAATCCGTGTAGTCCAGGAGCTACCGACAGAAAAAGTAAACTTCAATATGAAAGTTAACAACTAGGAGGATCATAATGGAACAGAACGAAAAACAATCACCTAACTATATTGTGTGGGATATTGACGAGGTATCTCAGATATGTACCCCTACAGAATTACAGATGTTAGACAATATTGTCGAGCGTGTCAACATGTTCCGACAGCAACAAGGGAAAACGGAAAACACTCGGTACCTGGTTATAGCGGACAATAAGCCATACTTCCGTCCTTTCTCAGAAATGTTAGCTTTAATCCAGGCATCGGAAGTCCACAAATAAGGACACAATGTACAAAGTTTCGATAAAAAATCGGGACTTTTTTTTTATGTACTGGCAACATTCTCCGCACATACCCATATCATTTAGTAAAGTATTACAAAAACACACTTTCTCACACACCAAGTTAGAGAGTGTTACAAAGTAATACAAACAAAATTGAAAGGTGTGTAAAAGTATGATAACGAATAAAAGCATTAAAATCAGTCCTGTAAGTGAGGGAATATCGGTTGCTTCATTAGATGATGGGTTCGGAGACCTAAAGTTCGATAGCACGGGCACACCGCTACTGATCCCGTCATTCGTAATCCCATTCAAACAAAAGCCCCAAGATGAGTTCTCTAACGGAAGTAAGTTAGAATACCTAGCAGCAAACATCGATAATCAGAAATGGGTGGTCGGCAGCTACGCTATTAAGATGGGAACGAATGTAGATTGGATAGGCGGGGAAAATAAGCACCTTGACAAACGATTCAGTATCCTCTTCAAAACAGCACTAGCTAGAATGGCTAGAGGGTACAGAGAAAACATGTATACTCTAATGATGAACTTACCTATTAAGAACGATACAAAAGAGCGTAGAGACGCATTAACAAAGCTCGTGCAGGATACGCACGAATTAGAAATATCCTACGATGGGAAAGAATTTATCCCTAGATGCATCACAGTAGATAACGTAGTCATTAAGAAGCAGCCTTTTGGAAGCATCTGCGATGTAATGCTAAACGGGGAAGGAGACATTATCGACCATGATTTAGCTAAAGGATTCAATGTAATTGCAGATATCGGAGCAAGAACTCTAAATATTCTGACATTAGATGCGCTAGAAGAGCAGCCTGGGCTTACAACACATAATAACTTCGGAATGTTCCAGGCTTACCAAACTGTAGGTGAGTATTTAGAAACTGAAAAAGGTATCCTGGTACCCGATGGAAAGCTTCCAATGATTATGACGGATAAGGAAATAAAGAATATCAACATCACTCCTCTCATCGACCAGGCATACGAGAACCATGCAAATAGAATTCTAAATGCAATCGATAAGCTACTAATCGACTCATATGGATTCGTAACAAGCATTATATTCACTGGTGGCGGAGCAGAATTATTACGACCATACCTAGAGGAAAGATTTAAGGATAGAGGAATCCATATGATCTTCCTAGACCGCTTCGCTAATGCAAGAGGGCTTCGTAAATACGGTATACGATTAGCTAGAAAGGCAAAGAAGAACATTAGTATTCATGTAGGCGGTAACTCATTTAAAGGGTAGGAGGGAGGTCTTATGCGACAGTCACTGTATCTTAGGGAAACATTAGATGCAGATATCCTGGTAGTAGTTGAGCCCTTACTGAAGCAAGCAAGTTTTGCACACGTCATAAGAGAACTAGTCAGAGATGGTATTAAATACAGGGAATTACAGAAGAGTGGCAAAATGTATGACAAAGTACCACAAAGTAATACTCCTACAAAGCCTTATAAACCAAAGGTTTCAGGCGCAAAGTATGATAATCGCACACAAAGTATTACAAAACCATTAATAAACATCAAACTTGAGAAGAAAGAGGTATCGAATAAGGAGATAGAGAGCAAGTTAGACAGCTTCTAATTTCCCTAATTCCCTTTTTCCTTAATTCCCGACAACAGCTTATTCACCCCCTATTTTCCCAGGATTTTATGAGTCTAGATTCCAGGGGAATTAAGGGTAAATACAGTGGTATCAAGGGTTCGAAAGGGAATTAATCGATCACTCGAAAATCGTGTAAAATTTCTAAAATTTTGTAAAGTTCCTTCATATCGATGTTAATATTTTTCTTCTCCTTAATTTCGTGGAGAACTAAATGATTTATCAATTCCATTTGTTTTTCGTAACGAGTATCGTATTTGTTGTAGTCGTAACCTAAAAACATCTTCGCTTCCTCCTTTATAGTGATTCGTTGAAAGTAGTTTTACCAAACAAAAATAAATTATACGGAGGTTTTTAAAATGGGTGTTATTGTAACTGGCGCTTCTATCTTAGTTATGTGTTCTGCGGGTATTGCACTCTCTACTGTATTTAAATGGTTACACACGTACGAGTATGATATTACTGGCGGTGACAAAGATAAAGGGGATCATAGAGACCGTTTGAATAGTTTATCAAGTCGCCCAAGAAACGCAAAATAAGCAAGTAACTATAAAGGAGGAAGTAAAAATGATTAAACCAAATATTAATTTAGGTGCTCGTAATTTTACCGAAGGTGTAGAGTATATCCCATTTAAAAAGGTTACGGAAACGCAAGCTGAAGATAAGTCGGTTTTTATGGCAACCAATCTAATCGAGGAGGTGGTGCAGGAGGTAGACGGGAAACGAATAAAGAAGGCAAAGAAACTAAAAAAGCTGTTAAAGGTAGCAATGACCGTGCTAGGGGTAAGTCTGAACACTGCACCGAAAGCATTCGCAGCAACAACAGCCATTGCTTCGTCAACACTAACTCCAGGCATGATATTTCAATACGGTTTGGTGGTAGCGGGAATAGCAGTAGCAGTCGGGGTAGTAACATCCATAGTCATGCTGTCAATGGCAGGGACGTACAGAATGTTCGGAAAGAAACAGGAAGCAAACGCATGGAGTCAGGACATAATACGAGGTCTCGTGCAAGTGTTGATAAGTATTCCGAGTGTTTACCTGTTATACTACCTGGCGAAACTTCTATTCGACAACTTAGACTTCTTAAAACTAGCCTTGTAAAATGTGTGAAAATTGCGACAATTCCAGTAGCAGCTATTTCTACCTTCTTCTTTACATCTCTTACAGACCGTGCTTATGCAGCATCGACTAATTCATTCTTCGATGGGCAAGGCGGGAGCATGTTTCAGACTGTAACCAACTTCTTCACAGGGCAAGTACAAAACAGTATACCTGACCCAATACAAAAGATAGTTAACTGGTTCGGGGAATTTACAAAGCTAATCGAGAACTTACCAAAAGCAATCGGGCAAATGTCCGCAGACCTTATGGCATGGATATACCAACTATGTTCCGACCTGATCCTGAAAACTCCGTTATGGTTATTCGATAATGAATGGTTCTTTAACATGTGCCACCTATTCAGTGCAGTAGCTTTAGGAGCAGCAACAGTTCTAACTATTATAGAAGGAATCAAAAGAATGCTATCGGGTGTCAAGGACGGAAGAAAGCCCTTCGTATCTGCACCAATGGAGTTCTCTACAATTATAAAACGTTGGAGTATGGTTGCAGGACTTACAGCAGTTGTTCCGTACGTATTCCAAAGAGCCTTCCAATTTCTAAACTTCCTATCTGAAAAGATTTCTAGTTTGGGCGGAGATACAATGAAAGCTGCCGCCCTCTCCACTAATTTCAGCACCGTTGATGTTATAGCCCTCGTTGCCTTCGATGTTGTCCTTATTAGTACAGTAATCCCGTTATTATGGCAAAATGGTAGACGCTTCTTTGACCTACTCGTACTAGGTGTGGTCACTCCATTAGCACTAGTAGCCTGGGTATTCGATTCATACAGACATCTATTTAACCAATGGTGGTCGAACCTGAAGCACTTATCATTGGTGCAAGTATTCCACTCTTTATTCCTACTAATCATCGGGTGGTTCATCTTCGGTATTCCTACACCAACAGACTTCACAGGTACAGTTATCAAATTAATAGTAGTAATTGGCGGATTCGGACGTATGACGAACCCACCGAACATCATAGCGAAACATCTAGATAATAGAGGAGGGATGGACGCAATCACAGGTAATAAGAAAAAGAATGCAATTACAACAGTAGTGAAGAACTTTGCTTTCTCTAAGAAGGCTGTTCTAAGTCCTGCGGGCTTGCTTAAGAAACTTAAAAAATAGGAGGAATTTCTCATGAGTATGGCTACATTGATTATGGCTTTAAATTTTACGATGCTACTAACGAATGCTACGGTGACTGCGGTACATTCGGTGATGATAATGAAGGAGCTGAAGAATCGTGTGGACTAAATCAAAACATGCCAAAAATCTTTCCAATTACTATTCTAAAGTGGAAGATGTAGGCAATGCTTTTGAACAGATTATGGCAAAGGAAAGTGATTGCGTATTCGGACTACAAATCGGACTACGATCAGGAGTGATGGGTGCAACGCTCATCACCCCTTCTTTCTTAAGAATAGGTGAGCAAAAAGAATGCAGTGAGACAGTCCTGCTTGGCTGTATGGAGGGGCTATCTTATTACGAGGGGTATTTAGTTGAACCAAACTTCCTGCCGCTATATGGGGGCTTTAAAGGCTTCCTATTGAATGCCTTGTCTGAGATGTATTTAGGGGAAGGTGAATATGTAGAAATCCAGTGGCTACTCAGAAAACGATATGATGATTGGAGAACAAATGCAGTGGACAGATATACAAGCTACTTGGACGGTAATGACTACCCGATGGGCTCCAAGTTCGGTAGAGGGTTCCAGGATAAAGTACTGAAGGTTTTGAACAAGATATCGTCCTTTGATATGGCTCGACCATACATCCAGGAAGTAGAAGAGAAGATAGTGGATGAGATATTCCAGTTTCAGTTACGAGTGGTCATTATCTCAGAAGCTCCTGAAGAGGTCAGGAAGCGTATAGAACTTATCCTAAGCCAATATGACTCCCATAATGCACTACGCCTGTACAAACGAAAGCCTAAGGGGTTTAGAGAAGAGTATATGGATTGCTTAATGACTGCGGATACAGAAGGACACATACTTAGCAGAAAAGAGATAGCTTCCTTATTTGGTGGGGACTTTATTATAGAAGATACAGTGCAGACCGAGGTAGAAAATACGATCGTACCGAAAGCGGTAAAAACGGATGGTCTAATTAGTTTACTTCCCGAATACAATAGACCACAGGTGGAGATAGACGAGGGCATTGTAGCAGAGATTGCAGGAGCCTTAAAACGTGTTGGGTTAGTCGCTAAAGCTAGAGTAGAAAATAGTGTAATCACTGCGGGTATCAGGCTCACCGTAGTTCAATGCAGTATTCCTAAAGGCAAAACACTTACTCAACTTACAAATAAGGCAAAGGACATCCAGGCAGCATTAGGCGTAGCATCCCTAAGTATAGAGCAAGGCGACACCCCCGATACGGTGCGCTTTACACTCCCTAATAAAGTGCCTTCTGTTATAGGACTTCGGGAGTTATTAGAAGCTCCCGAGTTCCATAGGTTTGCGAAAGAGCAAGACCTCCCTTTCATTGTCGGGGTAGATGAAATCAATCAGCCTATATACCTATCCTTAAGTAAGCTAGTGCATCTAATGATTGCAGGGACGACTGGCTCGGGTAAGTCGGTGTTTACGAATACACTGATCCTAAGTCTACTCTCCACCTATCCTCCTGAGATGCTGAGATTCTATATGGTTGACCCGAAACTGGTAGAGCTTAGTCACTATAAAGGACTGCCACATGTCGAACACGTAGTTACTGATATGGGTAAAGCCGCAGCTATGCTAAGTAAACTAACAAAAGAAATGGATAGAAGATATTCACAGTTCAGCGAAAATGGAGTAAAGAATATTAAACTATATAATGAAAAGATGGAAAAGAAGATGCCATATATCGTATGTGTAATTGACGAGTACGCAGACTTGCAAGATACAAACCCGGAAGTCGAAGACTATATCACACGACTAGGACAAAAAGCACGGGCAGCAGGTATCCATATGGTAATTGCTACACAGAGACCAAGTTCAGACATTATAAGTGGGCGTATTAAAGCAGTTATACCGAACGCTATCAGTTTCAAGCTAAACGGGAATACAGATTACAAGACCGTCTTTTCAAAAGGTATCGGAAATACAATCTTATTAGGGCAAGGGGATGGAATCATGAAAATAGACGGGTATCCTAAAGAGTTCCAACGGTTCCAGGGAGCAATGGTGAGCCCTGATGAAAAGAAAGAGGAACAATTATTCGAAGACATCCACAAATACTTTTCAGGAGTAGCTGTATTGCCTGTACTAGACAACATTATAGTGCCCGAAGGATTGGTTGAGGACGAAGAAGTAGAAGTGGAATACACGTCTGATAACGAAGCATTAGAGATTCTTAAGGGGGTCATTGCTAAGACAGGAGAGACGAAGACCAGTGTACTCAGGAAGGAAATGGGCATAAAAACAGAGAAGCTTACCGATTTAATGGGTAAGTTGGTTTATGAGGGATGGTTAATTAAGCATCGGTCAAAGGCTAAGGGTTACGAACTCTGCGTTGACGAAATAACCCTGGCACGTTACAAAGGTAAGAAATGAGCTCTTCGGGGCTCATCTTTTTATTTTCTAACCGAAAACAAATTTTTAGTTCTATATTGAATTTTAACCCCATATGCTATATCGTGTGGGAGAGAGCCACAACAAAACAGAAGACACTAGGGAGGAATTACAAATGAAAAACTTAAAACAAAAGGTATTATTAGGTGGAGCTTTAACAGCAGCATTACTAGTAGGAGCAGTTGGCGGAGCGGGCGCAAGCGGCTACTTAAATGACAACACACAGGACTTAGTTAACTTTCAGGCTTGGAGCAATGAACTTACAGCTAAAGTGGTAAGCAAGAACGGTACAATTAAAGAACTAAACAAAGCAGTAGCAGACCTAGAGAAAGCAAACAGTGATCTGAAAGCAGCTAACGGAGAGAAAGACCAGGTAATTGAAAAGTTAAATGGTGAGGTTGCAGCATTCACAGAGCAGGTTAAGAAGTTACAGCAAGACATCGCTAATAAGAACCTTACAATCGATAAGCTTACAGCGTGCATTGCAGAGCTAGAAGGGCAAGTTAAAGGGTTACAGGCTAAGGTGGACGGTCTAGAGAAAATAAATGCAGAACAAGTTGCTACTATAAACAACCTGAAAGAGACACTGAAAGCTACAGAGCAGCAGTTGAAGAATACTCAGGTTATCCTGGCTCAAACGAAGAAGGAGTTAGACGAAGCTAAGAGCGCAGGTCAGGCGAAGGATAAAAAGATCGCAGAGTTAGAAGCTAAATTGAAAGAGTACCATGACGAAGTATCTAAGTTAAAGCCATTACAACAACAGCAGCAAGAGAAAGTAACTAACTCAGAGAAGTAGCATACAGGGTGAGCCCATTCCAGGGTTCACTCTTTTTTAATTTATTTTAGAATTTGTTGTTGACTTTAAGACAGCATGGTTATACAATAAGGTCATGAGTTACAGATGAGTTATAGGAGGTGTACCTATGAAGGCAAAGAAGAGCTTGTGGAACGATACCTTTAAAATCGATATCACGTTTCCTGCTCGGTCTTACACTGACAGGTCTAACGTTGAAGCCTTGGAGTTTACAGGTTCGTTAAAGTCGGCAATACGAATGGTTATGAAGGACTATAGTGATCGTGACTTCACAGCTAATTTTTACACAAGTGATAATGTATGGTTAAAAGAAATAGGAGTATAGGAGGAGTTAATATGAAAACAAAAACAATTATTATCCCAAACAGAAATGAAAGACTGTTCAGAGAGGGTAACCTAACTGAAACGATTACGGTTGAGTGGAAATGCCCTGAATGCGGGGGTGACATGCCTGAACCTAAATTAGAAACGTTAGAGGACTTCGCAGGATGCCCTTATGACGTACATAAATGGGATACACCTTGTAACCATGTCTTACGTTATGATGAACTAAAAGAAGTGAAGGAGGAGAAAGAGAATGAGTAGACCTGAGTTAGATATGATTAGAGACGTTCATAATGGCATTGAGTTATGGTTTACCACAGGTGAAGGGATTGGGGCAGTTACTTACTTCCCTAGCCCTCCTGCAAATATCGACCATGTAGACCTCGAATACTTGCAAGGTCGTTTCCGTAACCTTACTACAAAGAAAGAAGTAATGTTTATTAAAAAGGAATATAAACGCTTGTACGAAGGATTGTTTGGTGAACAGACAGTGGACGAAATCAAATATGTGCAAGTTCCCTTTCAGGTCATGTTGCATTGTGACGGAAAAATTAAATGTGAATGTTGGGTACTGAGTAATAGTAGAATCGATTACGGTGTAGACCTGGAACAACCGATGATGCTTAACGAGTTCCTACATAAAGTAGGTAAGCACTTAACTTCTATGAATTGTAAGTCGCTATTTGAAGAAGCTAAATGGTTTGTAATTGACGATGGCACACAAATTAAACATGTACAACAGTTTCTAAGAGAGAGGGATAGTAAATGAGCTTAGTAGCAGGTTTCTTTGAGAAGCACCGTGTAATGAAAAGAGAGATGAACCGCTTGTTTAACGATAAGAAGTATACGTTAAAAGAGAAAAGGTTCGTACTAGGTACAGTACTAGGATATGTACCGAACTTAACGGATATGACAATATCTGAAATGAAGGAAGTAATTGATTATTTACAGAAGGAGAATTAAAGGGGGAGAATAGCATGAGTACTGAGGGCTATCTTACACCTGAGGATTTTGACATCGCAGAGAAGAATGGAATACATAGGGTTTTAGCGCATAATCGGTTTTATCATAATGGCTTCTCAAAGGAGAGGGCGATCACTCAGCGTGTAAAGAACCAAGGTACGGAGTGGTCGAAATGGAAGGAAGTTGCAGAAAGTAACGGTATATGTTTCGAGACATTTAACACGAGGTTAGAATGTAATTACGAACCTGAACGGGCTGCAACTGAGAAGCCTATGACAAAGATAGAACTAGCCGAGAACATGCGGAAGAAAAAGAAGCGAAAGGTAAGTGACGAGCTTATCCAAAGAGCGAAGGAAAATGGGATAAGCTATAACACCTTATTTTATAGGTTAGTGAAAAGTAAACATAAGTGGTCAGAGGAAGATGCAGTTACCATTCCACCACTAAGTCGTGCGGAAGTATGCAAGCGTGCTAACAGGTTTAGCCCCTTTAGGAACACAGGCGGGCTATTCTTCAAACCTAAAACGAACAAGGGGGTAAAATAATGTACGAGGTTCTAACAACTGGGAAGGTAGCTAAAGAGTTTAAGCGTTTAGGTATTAAGCCTAAGCGTACGTATGGAGGGCTTAGAACACCTTACAGCGTGTATCAAATGACAGAAACAGAATACGAAATTTTAGATCAGGATTCACGAAATTCTAATGATGGTAATTGGAAGGATGCTAGTTGGCGTTGGGCGCAAGGTAGTAACGTCCGTGAAGTCCCTACAGAGGTTATTACAGTTAACGGAGAAACCTTACGTGCCTGGATAAAAGAAGGCGGAGAGAAGGTGGACAAGCCTTACGTATTCGAAACAATCCTGGAATACTTCAGTAAAGTTATGGGTTGCTCTACAGCTAGAAACGTTTGTGCTCTGTCTATACACCTAGCTAAGTACAATGATATGACGCTAGGGCAGTTCTTTACTAAATATCAAGGGTATAAGGAGTGGAAGTAGTAATGGAAGATATTAATGATAAATGGATGTTTAATCGTGCGTGTGACGGTATTTGGAGTGGTGAGAAATTTAACACACGAGAAGAAGCTATTAAAGCAGGACAAGCTGAGTATGCAGGGGATACAAGAGAAATGAAGGATTTCTTCGTAGGTCAGGTTGATGGAAATATTGCTATCAATATTAATACAGACAATATCCTGGATAACATTGCAGAAAGCGTGTATGAGCAGGTCGGGGAAGTATCAGAGGACTACCTGGGTCATGTGGAGCAAGAGGACTTGAATGAATTAGAAAGCGAATTGTCCGAAGTAGTTCTAAAATGGATGAAAAAGCATGGATATGAACCAAACTACTATAAAATTGTAAATACGGAAGCTGTCCCATTTAAGGAGGAAAACTAGTATGCCAAAAGAATATACACAACGAGGTTTCGGTATCTATGACAGTTTAACTGATAACAGAGGTAGCGAAATCCGTATACAACACAGTTCAGCAGCTTCAGATGACTACGTATGGATTTTCTGTAGACGAGAGGAGCTAGACGACTCTCCACATTTAAACGTAGAACAAGCTAAACAGGTGATCGCAGCGCTACAGGAATTTGTAGATACGTATGAGGTAAAAGAAGAGGAGGAGTAGACTTGCCTAAGGAAATTACAGATAGCGGACTATCGATTTATGATGAGTTCTTAGATTGTTACCGTCATACTGTCCGAGTAGATAAAGACCTACAATCTAAGCTTAATAATCTTCGAATTTACTGTAAAAGAGATGGGGCGTTTGCTCCTATGTTCTTATCGGTTTCGCAAGCGAAACAGTTAATAGACGCACTACAGGAGTTTGTGGATGCGTACGAGGAGGAGGAAGAGTGACAAGACCATCAGGCAAGTATTTCTACACGTTAAAATCAGTTCTTACTAAGACTAAGATTGCGAAGATATGTTCACCTGTACCTTTACACGCAGGAGACAGGTTAACCTTTAGAGGAAATGTCTTTGAGGTGTTCATTGTGCAAAATGGTGTACTAATCGTTGCAAACTCAGCTAGTGCTGTTGTAGTAGACGTAATCGAGGAATAACATAAGACCCTATCTATAATTAGGTAGGGTTTTTTTATGCCTATAGCTTGTCTGTAACTTTCTAAAAAATATTTAAAAAAGTTATTGACGGTTAGAAAACAAGATGTTATATTTAAGTTACCAAATAACAAGGAGCTGTTACAAATGAAAACAGATTGGTTGAAATGCAATGAAAGTTCTCGAACACTTAAAGTCGGTGCAGTATTCGTTAAGAAGGACGAAGTTGATCCTGGTATATATCATGCAGTGGATGTAGCGAATGTTAACTGGAATAGCAACGATCCTGAATATGTAATCACTTCAGGAACTGTAGATATTACAGCAGAGTGGATTAAGTGGAAAGAGTTCAATGAAATCTTCCCAAACAACTTTAAATTCCCTGATAACACCGCTACTGTAGAAACTGTAGCTAGATTGTTTTACTTCCATCGTAAGGACTTCCAGGGCATGGTTACAAAGACCAAAAGCAAGGAAGCAGTAGTAGAAGAGCTAACCAATTACGGTATAAGTTTAGAAGTTATTCATTAATTTGGAAAAATCTTAATTATATCGTTGACTAATAGTAAACACCCTGTTACAATGAGTACATAACATGTAAGGAGGGTGTTGGACATGAACCCTATGGAGCTTATAGGCGCAGTGTTTGCAGTCATCGGTATACTAGTAGTGTTCCTCATACTCGCAGCGTTTGCACCTGGATTCCTGATAATCGGAACGATCTTAGCCGCAGGTTTTGCAGGTTGGCATTGGGAAGGTAAACGACAAGAGCGTGAACGTAATAAGAAATAACCACTGAAGGGGGTGACCAGTAATGGAAGCTTTAGAAAACGGTGTTTACGAAATTACTAAGTTGATTGCAGAGTATAAAGCAGGTAAGTAAGTGTTACAGGGGGAGAAGGAAATGGAGTTATCAGCCGAGAAAATACAGAAGGCTAGGCATTATCTAGATTTAGCGGAGAAGCATTTAGCAGAAGGTAATAAGCGAATGGCTGTAGGCTCTCTCGATCATGTGAAAGACCATGTTCGAGGGGCAATCTACATAACGATAGCTGAAATTGAACACGAAGAAGGTGAGTATTGATGATGGTGTGTATTGGCAATCAAAGTCACCACATTCTAAAATTTCTAAACTGGGAAGGTTGCGGTGAGAAATGGGAGCGTGACTTTCCTGACGGGAAGTGCCCCATCTGTAGAGGTAGCCTAGTACCTGAGTCCTTCGTAAGAAAGGATGATGAGTAATGTCAATGAACAAAAAGCTTGCTAAAGACCTAACATTAGGTGGGCTTATAGAATGGGCGATGGACAACCCTCAGGTTGATTTTGATACCCGCATTATGATAGGTGTTGTTAGAAAGGACGAGCCTAAGCTAAACTGTCCACAGAATCAATACCATATTCAGAGATTAACAGTTAGTCCTTATGCAAATGAATTATTCTTAGTAAACGAAAACCAATAAAAAACAATTAAGGGAGAGATTGAAATGGAATTCAAACAATTTAAAAAGGAACTTAAAAAGAACTTTAAAGGCTTAGTACAAGAGGTTGACCATTTATTCGAGGTAGAAGTGGACAAGGATGTAATGTGGGATACTTACTTAAACAGCTTCCCTGAAGGAACTAACGAAATCTTCCGTGAGCGTAGAGAGTTCGATTGCAGCGCTTGCCGAAACTTCATTCGAAACATGGGTAATGTAGTTGTTATCAAAGACAACCAAGTTCACACTATTTGGGACTTCCAAGTAGA